TGCCCATTCCAAGTATTGCGGCTCCGTCATGTCCGCGTCCCCCGCGAGCAAATAGGCAACCGTGACCCCCGGCACGGCCGCAATCTGCTTTAGAGTATCAAGGCGCGGCATGGCGTCGCCACGCTCCCACTTAATGATTTGCGCGTAATCGCACCCGAGGGCGCGCTCGAACGCTTTCCGCGTCCACCCTTTGGACACGTACGACTCGCGGATTCGGTCGCCCACCGTGGCGTTATGTCGCGTGCCGGGCGGTTTCTTACTTGCGCGCATGTTGGGATTAGCCTATAGGTAGTCGCGTGACGCTCTTGGAGTGGTGCAACGCTAATGGGTACGGGGCCGCGTCGAGGATACGCATGGTCTCAGGCGTTTCATACGACGTTGTTCACGAAGCCAAGCACGGCCGGCCCGTTAGGGAAGCGACTGCAAAGCGCATTTCGAAGGCGACCGGCGGGGCGGTTTCGGTCGAATCGCTCATGACCGGCGACCCGGTGTCGTTCGCGGCTTGGAAGGGGAGGGCGGCTTAGTATGCTCCTCCCCCTCGGAAACGGCCGCTCGAATGCCGATTCGGCCGCCCACGAAATCAACGCGGACGCGGACGAATCGCGTCCCGCCGCACTGCGGACAAGCGCCGGGTTCATTCCAGCGCCAACCGCAATCGAGGCACCGGCGCACGTCTCGGGGTTCGGCCATCCTAGAACCCCTACAGCCGGGGCCCCGTTTGTAAAGCACTCGATCACGAGTCGGGAAGCGGCGAGGCAAATCGCCGCGCACATGCCCGAGCTTAGGCACCGTGTTTGGTGCGAAATCGAGCTGGCCGGGGCGAATGGTCTCACCGATGAGGAAGTGAGCGAGCGCACGGGTTTGGCCGGCAACACGGTACGGCCCCGCCGCGGCGAGCTTGAGCGGGACGGGTTCGTTGTGGACTCGGGAAGGACCCGGGCGACGGCTTCGGGGCGCCGCGCAACCGTTTGGATCACGATCGAGAACGCGCCGAAACATGCGTGTTTTCCCGGCGGGACAGCGCCCGTGCTGTCTCCGCATGCGTCCGAGGTGTCGCTCCCTGCCGGGCGCGCGACCGAGCCGGAAACCGCGGGCACTTTTTCCGAGCAGCAGGAGCTTTTGAACCTGCTGCGGTTTGCGTAGCGAAGGGAGTCAGAGCGACATGGGCGGCAGTCAAAAAGCCGGCGCACGGGTGCGCCTGATACACGGTGTGCAACCTGCGTACGTGCGTGGAATCGTAGGGGAATCCGCGTTTTTGTATGTGGCAAATGTAACCGGGGGCGCGTCATGAGCCGGCCCGGTCTTAGGCCGTGGATCAAGGTTTGGAGACACCGCACCGGCTCGTTCGCCCAAGTGTCGCTGCTGGCGCGCGGGGTGTTCTCGGAAATCCTGACCGGGTGCGACGATGAGGGTAGGTTTTACGTTGGGAAAAAAGCGCCATGGGAGGCCGTGGCGTTCGCGCTAGGCGCGACCCGTAGCGACCGAAGGAACCTAAAGCGGCTGGTCGACGAGTTGCTTGAGGTGGGGTCGCTCCGCGTCGACGGCGAGTGGATGGTCGCCCCCGGCTTCCGTCGCCACCAAGACGCGTCGACCGAGCGCGAATTGGTGTCCATGGCGGTCCCGAAAGCGGACGCGAACGAGCCGCGAACCGACCGCGGAGTGACGCGAACCGGACGCGAACGTGACGCGAACGAGCCACATACCGACCACATACCGACCACATACCGACCAGATACGGAGCGGAAACCCGCGGAATCATTAATGGTCGGTTGCCAGAGTAGAGTAGAGAAGAGTAGAGAAGAGGAGACGGAGAGACGGACGGACAGTCCGGACCATCCCGTTAGGTCGATTTCGGCCCTTGCGGACCCGGAGCGGGTGCGGGCGCTTGTGCGCCACTGCCGACGCTCGTTCGCCGAGGCGTACCTCGAGGCGACCGGTGGCCACGAATGGCCCGGATTCGGCGCCGATTACGACCTCGAGCGGCTCGGCGTTTGGGCGATTTCGCAGGGAATCCGGCTCGACGCGAATCCGGAGCGGCTCGCGGACGGGGCGATTCGCGGGCTTTTTGCGACCCGACAGCGTCGGTACTGGCAACTGAAAATCCTCCTCGAGGACCCGGCTAGGTACGCGGAATCGTGGGCAGAAATGAACTCAGGCAAGGGGGCGATGGCGTCATGAACAACCGAGAAAAGCAACCCGAACCGCTTTGGGTCACGTCGAATCTTTCGGAGGCCCAGGTCGCCGCCGTGGCGAAGGCTCGCGCGGCGATGCCGCCAGAGTTTCGGCGGGCGCTCGAAAAGATTCATCCGGCGATTCAACGCGAACTCATTCGGTCGTATCTCGCAACGAACGGCGAGTATCGGAACCGGTTCGTGAAGCGCTACGGACGCGAGCCGGTCGGCGACGAGGCCGAGCTTTACGCCAAGGAGGAATGGCGGAAGCGCGAGGAGGAGCGCAAGGAGCGGGAGAGGATTGCGCGCGAGATTCGTGAGCGCGCCGAGGAGGAGGCCGCGGCGAGGGCGAGGGGCCCGAAGAGGATTCACCCGATGGGAGGATTCTACCGATGAACCCCGTTGACCACCGCTGGGCCGACAAGCAGGCCGCCGCGATCATCGACTCGCACACGCCGTACGAACACGACCCGCGCGCGCAAGCGTTCGTGTCCGCGTACCCGGACGGCGCAACGCTCGACATGGTCGGCGCCATGTTCGGTGTAACGCGCGAACGCGCTCGCCAAATCGAGGCCGATGCGCTTCGGAAGTTGGCGCCGTTCATCGATGCGAATCCGGCGCTCGCGGAGATTTTCGAACTCGACGGAGGGGATGAATGACAACGGTCGGCGATCACGCAAACACGCCCGAGTGGATCCTTGACCGCGTCCGCGGGGTGGACCACATCGCACTTGATCCGTGCTCGAACCCGACGAGCATCGTGAGCGCGGCGCAATCGATCCAGCTTCCGGGCGACGGGTTGCTCGTGAACTGGATCGACTACTGCCGCGGCAACGGGCTTGCGTTCGTAAACCCGCCGTACTCGCGCGGGAGCCTGATCAAGTGGGCGAGCAAATGCGACGCGGAAGCGCGGCGAGGGTGTCAGATCGTCGCGCTCGTTCCGTGCGACCCGTCAACCAAATGGTTCGATGCGTTTGCGGAGTCGGCCGATCTTTGTGTCGCGTTGTTTGGTCGCGTGAAGTTCGGCGGACACGACCAGCATTCGAACGGACCGCACGCGGTGTTTTATTGGGGCGAGCGAACGACGCGGTTTATTGCGATGTTCGGTGACGCGGGACGGTGCGTTTCGTGCGGGACAGGGGCGACGCGCGAGCGACTGTGCGAGCTTCGAGAGTCGGCGCTTGGAAAATACATCGAAGCTCCCGAGGCCGCGGAATGATCGCCGCACTCAAGCGCGCGTGGCGCTCGCTCCTGTGGTTTCTCATGCGCACGACGTGGCCCGAGGCATTCGCGGCGATGGTCGCGGGCGTCGCCGCGGAGACGGTCGCACGCAACGCAGGGGCGCGAGTGGTTGTGATTCGAACGGACGACGACGCGGACCGCTGGACGGACGCGAACTAGGGCACGAAAGGGAAGGGACGGGACATGGTCGAGTTCACGGTTAAGGGTCCGCCAGTCGGCAAGCAACGGCCGCGGCTTGGCAAGTGGGGCGTCTACACGCCGAGCGAAACCAAACAGTACGAGGGCAGGCTCGCGCAAGAATGCGTGCGCGCCATGCGGTCGGCGAATGTGAAGATGTTCACGGCGCCGGTCGCGCTGTTCGTTCGGGTTCGGTACCCGGACAACCGACGACGCGACGGGGATAACGTTCTCAAGGCGGCGATGGATGCATTGAACGGGATTGCGTACGCGGACGACTCGCTCGTGGTTGATGGGCGGTTCCGATTGATTCGCGGGAGCGCGGACCCGGGAGTGGATATTGTGATCAAACTGGACGAGCACGCGCACGCGAAGCCCGTCAAGTCACCGCCGAAAGCGAAGCCGTCGAATCGCCGCGTCGTGACCGCGACCGAAGGCGGGGACGAATGAGGGCGAGCGCAAGGGACATCCTCGAGCGGCACGCGCTCGAACGACAAGCCGCGGACGCACAAGCCGAGGCCGGGCCCGTGCTCACGCCGGAAGCGTGGCGCCGGTTCGATTGCGAGTGTGGGTCGTGCCCGTCGTGCAAGCGCTTCCACGGAATCGCGATCGAGCAATACGTTCGGCCATGGGTCGAGAACGGACCCAAACCGGCACCGCGCCCGGAACCGTTCGCCTCGGTGGCGCATGCGGTGTGCGCCATGTACGCCGCCAAGATCGACGGCGCCCCCATTCCGGGGACGGGCGACCCCGATCGACTGGAATCGCGTCTAGCGGGCCTGGCTGCCTCTAGGAGCCACGCAAACGCCGGGCCGGGGGTCCGCATGGTCGAGGACCTCCACGCGGTCAGGGCGGCCTTCCAGGCGGCTTGGCGGCCCATGCCTGAATGCCGGTTCCTTGTCGGTCCCGAGGACGCCCAGGCCATGGCGCTTTTCCGGTGGGTCGTTGGCATGACGTTTGCCGAGTGCGAAATCGCTATGGAAAATCACGTGGGCTATCGGGTGCCCGCGAAGTTGATCGCGCGCCTTGTGCGCCACGGGCATGAGCGGATTTACGAGTATTTGCGGGAACGGGGAATGGTTGCCGAGGAGCGCCCTCGGGGAAGGGAAGGGTACGACATGGCGGGATTCGAGGACAGGGACCTGCGGGGATGGAAAGAGATTGCCGCCTACCTGCGTTGCTCTGAGACAAGCGCGCAACGGTACGCGGAACGAGGCATGCCGGTCTACGTGTTCGGCCGAATGGTCGAAGCGTGCAGCCGCGAGCTTGCGGAGTGGCGCGACGCGCAAACCACGCCGCCGCGTGCGGCATGACGCGAAATGGTGGGAAGTGGCGACGCGTGGCGGGAGTTGGACTCTTCCGCGGAACGCGAATCCGTGGGATGCGTAGAATGCGGGGGCGATCATGGGGAAACGTTGGCCGGTGTGCCGGCGTTGCGATTGGGACGCGTACCCCGCACCGAACGCGCACCCGTTCATGTGGCACTGCAGTAACATGAATTGCCCGAACTGGATCCACCGCGGACTTGACCCGATTCGCAAGGGTCCCGAGACGGCGCCCACCGCGGTCGACCACGAAGCGCGCAAGCATCGGAAACCGAAACCGGAAACGATGCGGGTCCGCGTCGGGAAGTGGCTCCAGCGCGTGGGGATGCGCGTGGCTGAACCCGGCGAACCTGTTGTGTAGCTATGCCGAAACCGTCCGCGCTCACGCCTGAACTAACGGGCCGAATCGTCGAGCGGGTGCGGCATGGCGTCGCGTTCGCGGTCGCCGCTGGCGCTGAGGGTGTGTCGCGCTCGACCTTCTACTATTGGCTCAAAAAGGCCGAAGAGGAGAACGGGGACGGGCCGCATTCCGATTTCGCCGCGGCGCTCGAGCGGGCTCGGGACGAATGGGAAGCGAACGCGCAAGCGAGGCTAGATACCGCGGTCGACCGCTCGGGCGTTGACGATGCCGCGTCGATTCGGTGGACGCTCGAGCGCCGAGCGCAGGAGCGATACGGGAAATCGATTGAACTCAAGGTCCGAGATGACGCAGCCCGGCAAATCCTCGAGCGGTTACGTGGCGGGCTTGATGCGGGAACATTCGCGCGCGTCTTGGGCATCCTCGATCCAGAGGGCGGCGAGGGAGTTCCGGACGGGGGCGAGGGCGAGTAGCGAACCCGTCCCGCCGCTCCTCGATTTCGTCCACAAAGTTTCTCCGCACTGGCAGTCGCCGACGTGGCTCGCGCCCATCGCCGAACGCCTGGAGCGGACCGCGACCGAGCCCGTTCTTTCGGTCGTCTCGACACCGCCGCAACACGGCAAGTCCTCACTTTTCTTCTCGTTCATCGCGCGCGAGCTTGCGTACAGACCGCGACAGATTCTCTACATTACCTATTCGGCAGACTTCGCGAACACGCAGATGTGGGAAGCGCGCCCGATTGCGGAGCGTGCCGGGGTCAGTTTCTTAAACGAGAATAACACCGAGTGGCATACCGCGAACGGCGGGAAGCTCACGGCGACGGGTATCGGCGGGCGAATCACGGGCCAGCCCGGGAAGCTCATCATCATCGACGACCCGATCAAGGACTGGGCCGAAGCGCAAAGCCGGACGGTGCGCGACTACGTAGACACGTGGCTCCGTTCCTCGGTCATGACGCGACTACATCCGGATTCGTCCGTGATACTTGTCATGACGCGCTGGCACGAAGACGACCTAGCGGGCCGGTTCTCGGCAGAGGGGTGGGACACGGTCAACCTCCCGGCGATCAACGATGCCGGCCAAGCGCTCTGGCCCGAGGGGCGGCCGATCGAGTTCCTCGAATCGCAGCGCAACTCCAACCGCGTCGGCCCCGACTTGTTCGAGGCCATGTATCAGGGCCGTCCTAGGCGGCAGGGTTCCGAGATATTCGGTGAGCCGACGTGGTGCGGGTTCGATGACGTGCCCGCGTCCGGAACCGAGGGCTTCGGCCTCGACCTAGCGTACACGGCGAAAACGAGCGCGGACGCGTCGGTTCTGTTGTTTGGCCGCAAGCGCGACGGCGTGCTGTACGTGCTCGACTGTATCGAAAAGCAGATGCGCGCCGAGGACTTCGTCGACGTGCTCAAGGCACAACAACGGCGCTCCCCGCACGCGCGCATGCTCTGGTATCGGTCCGGAACCGAAAAGGGTTCGGCCGGGTTGATTCGCCGGTTCGGTGGCGTGAACATCGCCGAGAAAGACGCGAACCGAGACAAGCGGGTTCGGGCCCAGTTTGCCTCGGCGGCGTGGAACCTCGGGAAGATTGTGGTCCCGCGTGACGCCCCGTGGGCGGCGCGGTTCGTTTCGCAGGTTCGCGCGTTCACGGGCAACGGCTCGGAGCGAGACGATCACGTCGACGCGCTCGCGGCGCTGTGGGATTTGCTCGACTCGGAGCCGGCGACGAAATCGAAAGTGACACCGCTGCGACCATCGAGGGCGCACGGTCTAAAAGGGGTTTACTAAATGCCGTTTCTCGCGACGAAAGACCAGCGCGGGAATCCGGTGCTCACGGGCCCGAAGGGTGACACGATCGATCTAACGGTCACGTCCACGGACACGTCCGTCGTTTGGTCGGGGTGGACGTGGCTCGGCCAGGTTCGCACGAACGACTCCACGGCGACGCTCAAGGGCACGTTCTCGATCGTCGACTCCTCGACGGCGCAAAGCCTCGCGCTCGTGTGCACGATGGACGCCGCGACCACGGCGACATGGACGAGCGGCGAGGTTTACAAGTTCGCGATCCAAGGCACGAAAGCCGGGGTCGTGAAGACGTTCATCGACGAAGGCCGAATCGTCGTGACGGACGACATAGCGGTTTAGCATGGCCGAGATTATCGTCACTGTTCAGGGAACGAACATCGTTCTGAAGAGCGTGGGCGATGCCTCGGTCGCGTCTAGTGGCGGCGGCGTGACCGACCACGGGAACCTGACCGGGCTCGCCGACGACGATCACACGCAGTATGCAAAGAAGGCGTCGAACCTCAGCGACCTCGCGAGCGCCTCGACCGCACGCACGAACCTTGGCCTGACCTCGGTCGCCACGTCGAGCGTGGGAACGACGGCCGGGACGGTCGCGGCGGGCGATGATTCTCGAATCACTGGCGCTGCACAAAAGGCCTCGAATCTTTCGGACCTGGCCAGCGCTTCGACGGCGCGAACCAATCTCGGACTCGGGACCATCGCGACGCAGAGCGCGAACGCGGTTTCAATCTCGGGAGGTTCGGTTTCCGGTATCACGGACCTCGCCGTCGCCGACGGCGGAACCGGGGCGAGTACCGCGGCAGCCGCGCGAACGAACCTGGGGATTAACGACCTCGCGACGTTCAACCGGACGGCCGCGCAGGTTCACGGGCTGAACGTTCTCGGTCACAGTTGGACGGCCGGCGCGACCGTGAGCGGGACCGGCACGCCGTACATGGAACAGGTCGGGATGATCTCCCGCCTGTGTTCGATGCTCGGCGTTCACGAGGACAACCTGCTGCACCTCGGGCAGTCGGGCTCACGCCTGACCGCAGACATTTCGCCGTTTAGCTCGATCCCGTTCGGCGGGTGGGGCGGCGCGCTACAGTACCTCCTGCCGAATAACTCTTCGGTGCTGCTCGATTCGAGCAACCCGACGATCGCGGTGGGCTCGGCGCCGGTTCCGGGCGCCACCGTGATCGTTCACGGGATCAACGACATCGCCGGGGACGCGACCGCCCAGCAAACGCAGGGGCGCACGGCGTGGCAGAATGCGTTGCGCGCGGTTATCTCCCGCGCTCGATCGTGTGCGGTTTGGTCCTCGAACATGCCGAGCACGGGGACGCTCGCGTGGGACTCGGCGATCACGTTTGGCGGAACGTGGGTCAACCAGAACGCGGTCACGCAAAACACCGGGCCCGGCTACGCGTCGACCGTTGTCAACGCGTCCACGGTCACGTTCACGATTCCGCAAAACTTCATGGGCGGCACCGTCGCCGTCTGCTTTATCGGCCAGTTCAACGGCCGCACGACGCTTAGCGGCGCGATCAATAACTCGACCACGACGCTTCCGGTCACAAGCAACTCACAGTTTCCGGCCGCGTCGATCACGTTCGTGGCTAACATCGCCGCCGAGGGCGCGAACAGCGCCGAGGATGTACTAGTTACCACGACCGGCGGCGGAACATCCTGGACCGTAACGCGCGGCGTCAACGGAACGACCCCAAGCGCTCACGGTTCCGGGGCCGTTGTCACGGTCAAACAGACCGCCATCGTAACGTGGTCGACGAACGGCTCGAACGCCACGATCACGGGAACGACCGCGGTAACGGCCCAGGGATACATGGGTCGCCCGTGCGCTCTCGTGAAGCGGTTCGTATGCACGGCCGCGGACGCGGGCAAGACCATCGTCGCCACGGTGTCTGGCCTGGTAGCGTCGGACACGACGCACAATAAGGTGATGTTCGACTCGGTTTGGATCGAGTCGGACAATCCGCCCCCCGCCGTCGTGGCGAACATGCCGCGGTTTTCGTACGCGCTTCCTTACGCATCGGTTTCCCACAGCGACTACGCCACTTGGAACACGGACACGGCGAACATCGTCGCCGAGTTCGATTCGAGCGTAAAGGTTGCCGACCTTGATTCAGCGTTCTATCCGCGCGACGCAACCCTGAACGGGGCGATTACGAACGTGGCCACGTCGGTCCCGGTCACGGCGAACTCTACATCCTTCGCGTTTACGGCCGGGATGGTGGTCACCTGCGACGGCGAGGACATGCTCGTGTCCGCGGTCTCGGGCAGTTACCCGAGTTACACGCTAACGGTCACGCGCGGTTACAACTCCACGAGCGCGGTTTCGCATCTGAGCGGCCGTCCGATTTCGGATGGTTCGTGGTGGCACACGGACCGGATCCACCACAACGCGCTAGGGCATGCGGTTTGCGCGAAGGTTATCTACGACGCGCTCGTGAGCGTGGCCCCTTCGTCCACCTCGAACCAACTCGCGTTGGCGTCGGGATGCTGGACGCAAGATACAAAGGTCGCGACGCTCGGCGTTGTGGACGGCTACTTTATCCAGCCGTCCATCGCCGGGTTTAGCGCGGCGAGCTTCACGCTTAACAAGCTTTGGTGCCACCCGATTTACGTCCCAAAGGAAGTCGCGGTAACCGGCATGGCCGTTGTCACCTCGGCGGCGGGAACGGCAACGTCGGCGCGCCTGGGGATCTATGACACGGACTGGACGCGGGCGCGTCCTGGCACGCTGCTTTGCGAGTTTCCGGCCGTGGCGACCACGTCAATCGCGACGCAAATCAGCGCTGCGAACACGGTCTATAAGCGCCTCCGCCCGGGTTGGTATTTCCTCGCGTGCGTGAACCAGGGCACGACCGCGGCTAACGTCCGAATGCACCAAACGACCGGCACCGGGATTCAAATGTGTATCTCGACCCCAAACAGCACCGCCTCCGCGCTTTGCGGCTACTCGCAAACGGGCGTGACGGGAGCGATGCCGTCGACGTGGACGGGGCTGACCGAGGAAACGCAGGTGCCGATTCTGTACCTCCGTGTCCGCACTCACCAACTTCTCTAGTTCAGGGGTGACCGCATGACCAAGGTTATTTCGCTCGCGGATCCAAGGCCGCTGGGCGGGGTTCCTATTGGGCGCCGCGTTCGCCCGCAGTCGCTCTCCTCGCGCCGTGTCCAGCGGTTCGCGGGCGCGACGCCCGAAATCATCGCGTCCGTTCTTCGTGACGTGGAAATGGGCCAGGTCGAATCCTGGGCCGACCTCGCCGAGCACATGCTCCGTTCGGACATGCACATTCGCTCGGTGTATGCCACGCGAATCAACGCGATCGCGGGCGCGAAATGGGACATCGTTCCCGCGGGTCCCGAGGGCGAGTCCGCCGCGAAGGCGTGCCGGGCCATGCTCGAAAGTCGCTCGAACATTGAAGGCATGTTCGGCGACTTGCTACACGCAAACGGGCTCGGATGGGCCGTGGCTGAGCAGTCCTGGGAACGAAGCGGGGGCGAGTGGCGCCCGAAGTTCTACCGGGTCGAGGGGCGAAACGTTGATTTCGCCGACGACCTCGGCGTGTGGGTTCGGACCTACGGCGAGCACGGCAACCAAGACTACATCGACACCGCGACCGAGCGCGACCGATGGGTCGTTCACGTTCCCGGCGCCGTTGGTATCGCGGCGCACCTAAGCGGCGATTTGCTCCCGATTGCGTGGGCGTTCGTGTTCAAGCGCTGGGCCGAGATGTTTTGGATGAACGGCGCCGAGCGTGCCGGCAACGGGATATTGCTCGGGAAGGTTGTCGAGAACGCGACCGAGACCGCGCGGACCGCTCTCCGAGAGGCACTCGAGAACGTGAGCGCCGACCACGTTGGCGTGATCGAACAGGGGACCGATGTCGAGTTCATCGATTCTCTCTCGGGCTCGGACACGTGGGAGAAGCTGGCCACGTACTTCAACGCCCAGATTTCGAAGGGGCTTCTCGGCTCGACGCTGAACGTTGAAGTTTCGGACACGGGCGGAAATCGCTCGCTTGGTGAGTCGCAGTTCACGACCACGATCCTCCCGCGTCTCGAGTCGATGGCGAAGCAACTCGCGAACACGATCGAGCGCGACGTGCTCACGCCGTACCTAAAGTACAACGCGGGGCTGTTTGGAGGGAAAATCCCGACGACGCCGAAACTACAGTTTCAGCTGGTCGACCCCGCGCCCGCAGAGAACGCGCCGTCGTGGGACATCGTTTCCCAGGCCGGGATTGCTCGCGCCGACGAATACCGCGCGGCCCTCGGGCTTCCCGAGCTTGGTCCGGAAGCGGGCGGGGACGCGTTCGTCAAGATTGAAAAGTCACCGGCCCCGATGCCGGGCCAGGGGTTCAGCGCTTCGGAGGGCGCTCCCGGCGTCCCTTTAGCATCACCTCAGGCGACGAGTTTATCTCGCCCGAAGCCCGTCCAGCAATCGTTGCCATGGACGGTGTCAAGGATTTCGCCGACCTCCTCGCCCTTGACGACGCGGGTCGAGAGCGTGCCGTTCGGTCCATCGGACGGCCGCGGGAAACGGTAATCCGTGCCACGATCGAAACCGCAAACGACCTCGCGCCCCACCTCGATGACCTCGCCCACGCGCTCACGCAAGCAAACGACGAAGCGGGCGCGCGCATCGTCCTCGAGGAATGGGCGAAGCGAACCGCAGAAGACCCCGCAATCGCCGCCGGGTTCTATCGCGCAAACCTTCTCACGCATATGGCGGGCGCTCTATTCGTCGCCGACATTGAGGCAGCGGGCGTGGCACGTCGTTTATCGGATGGCGGGCCACAGCGCGCATTTCTTCAGTTGGATTTCCCTGAAGCTGTGGATCATTTCCAGGCTCGCCGGGTCCTATCTCGTGAAGAGTTCGAAGCGCTAGACGACGCCGAGCGGTTCCGCTCGTTCACCATGGCTCACGCGTCCTCGGACCGCATCGCGGGCGTGGTCAAGAAAGAACTCGAGTCGGCCATGACGCCGGGCGGGCTCGGGCTTCGTGCGTTTCAGGAACAGTTCGCCGCGAGCGTGCTTTTCCCCGAGGACGGAAGCGGATTCAAGGGAACGGTCCAGTCGTACCTTGAGAACGTTTACCGAACGTCAACGGCGACGAGTTACGGCGCGGGCCGGTTCGAAATGCAAACGGACCCGGACGTGGTCGAGGCCCTTCCTTACTGGGTCTATCTGACCGCGAACGATTCGCGGGTTCGAGACGAGCACGCGGCGCTACACGAAAAGGCGTGGCCCGCGGGCGACCCGGAAGCGGTGAGGGTTTATCCGCCGAATGGTTATCAGTGCCGTTGCGTCATGGTTTGCGCTCGCGAATCGAGGGTTACCAAAACGCAACTATCGAAGCCCGTCAACGTAGACGCGGCGATTCAAGAGGGGTTCGCGGGCTCGCCCGTGGGCGCGGTCAAGCAGGAGGCGGGGGTCCAGTGAATGCGAAAGAAAAAGACATCGACGCGTTCCCGGTCGACGACCTCGCCCAAGTTACGATTGATCAAGACGAGTGGGACCGGCAGCGCGAGCGGAAAGATTCGGACGCGGTTCGGGAGATTGTTCTCGGGCTTGTCGAGCGGGGAGAGCTCGAGCTCTCACCTGTTTTCTGGCCTTCCCGTGGTTGACAAGGTTTGCTTTTACGCCGTCATGGGCGTGATCGGCGCTGGCCTTCTCGTGTGGTTCTTTGTGTCGCTGGTGACCGATGGGCCTCGTTGACGCGTTCCTTGCGTTCCTTCCGTGGGCGCTTCTAATCGCGTTTTGCGCGTGGGTACATAAGCAATGAGCGACGATTTCGAGCCGATGTCCGCGGATGATACGTGGATCGTTGTCGCGTTCGGAAAGACCACGATCAAGATCATCGCGCCGCGCTCGCAGTCGGGCGCGCTCGTTCGCGAATCCATCATGGCCGCAATCGGTGCGACCGTCGGAGCCGAGCACGCTACCGAAGTCGAGGCCGACCCAAGCGGGCCGATCAACTAAGCCGGGGAGTTCAGGATGTTTGAAGTCTACGCGCTCAAGTCGAGCCGCGGAAAGGTCGCACTACGCGCCCAAATCGGGCTAGTGGGCGAACAGTCGGCGCGCACGTGGATTCACTGCGCATCGGTGGGGTCGTGGAAGGGACACGCCGCGGGCGAGTTCGTCATGACGCCGGACACGTTCCGCTCGGTCGTGGCCAACTTCGAACGGCAAGCGAACGCGATTCCGCTCACGTACGAGCACCCACAATACGCGGGCGACGGACAGCCGATCCCATGCGCGGGATGGGTCCACAAGTTCGACATTCGCAGCGGCGGGACGCAGCTGTGGGCGCTTGTCGAGTTCACGCCGCGCGCGGCCGGGTTCGTGAAGAACGGCGAGTATCGGTTTTGCTCGATCGTCCTCGACCTCGAGGCAACCGACCGCGTTACCGGGAAGCCCGCGGGCCCCGAGATTTTTGAAATCGGTCTGACGAACACGCCCTTCATTGACGGGCTCGCACCGATTCGTTTGAGCCGGCGAGCGCCGGGAAAGGTTCGAAAGATGGCAGCCAAGAGCGCAAGCGAAGTGGAACTTATTCAGGAGGCGCTGAAGGCGCTCGGCGATAAGGCGACCGTGGAAGCGGTCGGTCAGTGGGTCGAGGGTCGAAAGGCCCAGCTGGCCGCCGAGGAAGGCAAGCCCGCGGAGGCCGACTCCGAGGAGCCGGGCGACATGCCGGCCGACATGGCGGACGCTCCCGCCCCCCAACTTGCGGCCGTGCCCGAGCCCGAAACCGTCGAGGCTTCCGACGCTCCCGCCGACGCGGTCGAAGCCGCGGACGCTCCCCCGGCCGATGCCGCTCCCGCGAACTCGCCCGACGCCGAGGCCGCCCTCGGTGCCATTGAATCCATTGCCGGCGCGCTCGGGATGGACGTTCCCGGGGCGATTGCTGCAATCCAGGAAAACGCGGACGCGATCGCGCAAATCATCGGTGGCCAGTCCGCGGACGGTACCGCGGCCGATGCCGCGGCCGGTGTGTTTGCGCAGTCGAGCGTCAAGGCCCTTGAAGAACAGGTTCGCAAGCTGACCGAGGAGCGCGACGCGTACCGGAACAAGGAAGTCGCCGCGAAGATCGACGGCGCAATCGCGGCCGGCCGGTTCCTTGAAGCCGACCGTGAAAAGCTCGTGAAGCTTTCCCAGAAGGCGCCCGAGCTCCTCGACGAATGGATCGAGCGCGGGTCCTCGCCAGTTCCCCCGCAAGGCCGAGTGACCGCGTCGGCGAATCCGAAGGCGCGCGGCGCCGAGTCGTTCACCGAGGACGGGCTCTCGGACGAGGAGCGCGTGCACTTCGACGCCGCTCTCGCCGCGCTTCGTGCGCTCAAGGCTCCGGACGCTCGCGAACAGGCGTTCGCAATCGCGCGCCGGAAGGTTTCGGAAGTCCGCAACTAGGCCGGACTCCAACTCAGGAGATAGAAAATGGCAGCACTTACAGCAGACCGGCCGCAGAAGCGGCGCGGTGATGGGATCGTTGTGTCGTATCCCGTCGCCGCTTCCACGAAAATCTACAAAGGCTCGCTCGTTTGCATCAACACGAGCGGCTACGCGGTTCCCGCGGCTGACACCTCCGGTTTCAAAATCGGCGGCGTTGCCGAGGATTACGCGGACAACTCGAGCGGCTCGGCGGCGGATATCTCCGTCGCGTGTCGTCTCCTTGCCGAGTTCGACTTCGTGCTTGGCTCGGGTCTCGCGCAGGCCGACGTGGGCGCGAACGTGTTCGTTCAGGACGATCAGACCGTCAACGACGCCGCCGCTCAAACGAACGACGTGAAGGTCGGAACACTTACCGGGGTTAACGGCAGCGTGGCAACCGTGCTCGTTGGTCGTCTCTCCGCAACCGATAGCTGATCGGAGGGAATGAACAATGTCAGTTGCAGGTTTTGAAACCAAGCTAGTCGCTGCGCAGACGGCCGTGGAGTCGTCTTTCCAGCAAGTGTTCAAGGGCGATTCGCTCACGAACCAGTACAGCGCGATCACGTCTGAGATTCAGACGGACTCGCTCAAGAACGAAATCGTTCTTCTTGACCACCTCGGGACCGTCAAGGAATGGGTGGGCGAAAAGCAGTTCGAGGACGCGCGCGCCTACTCGCGCACCGAGACCATGAAGTTCTACTACAAGACCCTAGCGCTCAAGCGCTCGGAGCTTCAGTACAACTCCAGCGGCACGGTCGCGGCGATGGCTGCGAACTTCGCGAGCGACGCGGCGACGATGCTGGACAAGCTCGTCATCGACAAGCTCAGCACGAACCCGACTTGCTACGACGGCGTTTCCCTCGTGTCCGCCTCGCACCCGAACGGTGCCGGCGGCGCCACGTGGTCGAACTCGTCCAGTAACGCCCTTTCCGAGTCGGAGCTCCGCAGCGCGATCATCGCCATGCAGAAGTTTCAGCGCGAGAACGGCGAGTATTACGGGATCAACCCGACCCACCTCATGGTCGGTCCGGACCTTCAGCATCTCGCGAAGGAACTCGTTGGCGACACCCGTCCCGTTGGCGTGACCGCCGCGGGCGTGTGGCCGGCGACGGGTTCGGGCGTGGCGGCTGCCGGGATCCAGAACGTGATCGGCGGTTCGATCCAGGTGATCGTCTCCCCGCGCTTCGACTCGAACGACTG